CGCGTAGGCAGTAGTCTTGTAGTGTTTGGTTTCCATCGTCATCTCCAAAGACGCACAACTATTCAATCAACCGGACGCGCCGCAAGCGTCGCTCCGGTTATCTCAGGCGCTGTGCATCGCAGGCCACCACAAACCTGTCCGGGCGATTGCTGCTGCCCCTCTCCCGCACAATGCGCGGCCCGGACGGCCAGCGCTCGAGCTGCTGCAGTGCCTTTCCTGTCGTGAGTTTTGACAGGCTACATTCCGCCATGATTTCGCGCATTGTGTGCGCACCGCCTGCGATTGCCCGGAACACCGCCTCGATGTTCTCTGCCTTTTTCTCGGCGCAGTGCGGGCGAAAATAGACGCTTACGGGCGGCTTTTCTGGCTCGTCTTCCCATGGCTCCGCAATGTGCGTGCGGCGGACGCCAACGGGAAGGTCGATTGGCCGGTTGAATAGCATGTGGGCCGTAAAGCTGCTCATTTAAGTTTCTCGCTCTCAAAATGGTTAATCGTCATGGTTGATGCATAACTCAGCGTTGTGCGTCTCGTATTCGCCTGGGCAAATCGTAAAAGCGCCGGGGTTTCCTTCGTGCGCCACAGCCAGCACGTCGCCGCGAACCTCCTTCACGATCAGCACTTCGCCGTGGTGTGCAAGATAGCCGGGCGGATGGTGGTCTTCGCCGTCGTCGTAAATTGAGGACAGCAGCCGCACCCGACCGCCGGTTATCATGATTGCGCCTCGATAAACGAATCCGCCTCGTCGTCATTGCACACGCGGTAAGCCGTCCGTCGCGACAGATCACCGGTATCGCTGCGCACCGCCAGCGCCCTGGCGCACGTGTGGCGCAGCTCGCACCATTCGGGCGGGCTGGTTGTTGTTGTGGCTGCTGTGTGCGCTAGGCAGCGGAGTTCGTTGATTGGTAGCATTGTTATGCGCCCTCCAGCCCCTTCAGGAACTCGTCGTCAGGATCAGCCGCAGGCGGTTCAGGCTGGTGAATCTCTCCGGTTTCTGCGTCGATTGCAGCCGGCTGCTTGCCGCGAAGTTTTGCCTTGACGGACTCGGTGCGGGAGGCCATTGGCAGGAGGTCGGCGGTTGGCGTAATGTCCTTCTCGGTGATTCGCTCTACCTCGTCTTGATCGAACACGCCGACAAAGCCGAATGCCAAGCGCGCGCATTGAATCATTGCCTTGTGCCGGAGCATGCGGAGCGGGTGTGATTTCCATGGGGCAACATCGCGCCGGCATTCCTTCATGTATTCGGTTACTCGCGTCGGGTGTGCCCGGTCTTTCCGATAAATCGAACAAGTGCACGACTCCTCGTCCTGCTCGAATTCCATCCCGTCAAATTGCTCATTATTGTTGATGATGCGCGCCCACCCGTCGACACCGATCACCGGGACAATGCCGTTCTGGCGGTCCGGAAATGCATAGATTTCCTTCGTCCATGGGTTCAGCCCGTATTGATCGGCGACGATCAGCAGGGCGGCCATCTGCTCGTTCGACACGTCGCCCTTAAAAGCGGTCGCCTTGAGTGTCGCCATCATCTTAGTGGGCTCAATGTTGAATCTCGACGCCATTTTCACAAGGAGGCTTGGTTGTTGTTGCGTCATTTCATTTGTCATTTGGTTTTCCTTTTTTCTCTCATGGTGCGCTGATATTTGCGGTCACATTGCCTGTGGTAATGCGCCCGCACGTGATGAATAAGGTTTGACGGATCGTCGTAGTTGCAGCAAATCCAGCACTTCAAATAATTCTGGTTTCCAGATGCGCCCATTGCGGCCATGCGGGTATGAAGCAAAAGGTGATATTTCTGGTCTGGACAGATGACCAAGTTTTCATTTCTGTTGTCGGTCTTGTTGCCGTTTGCGTGATGAACAACTGCTCCGGCTGGCAACTTTCCGCCAAACACACGTTCTGCAATTCGCAGGTGTTCGACCATTCGAATCCCGTTTTCCCACCGCCGCAAATAGCCGTGGCGAGAAATTGAGCCGGCACCTTTTTCCCTCGTCACTTTGTTTCCCCTTTTAGCAAAAACCTCCTACTACCGGCCGCCTCGGTGGTAAACATATCAATCAGCGTTTTCGGTGCAGACAGCGCATTGGCCACGGCCTCCCAGTCGGTTTTTCTGGTTGGCGCTGCGCTTTTCCACGTGGCTAGCGTCTGACCGTCACATACCAGAGCCTCGGCGTCTTTCATGTACGCCTTAACGGCAATTGCCAGCGCGTCCTCGTCCAGTTTGAGTTCTCCGATCTGTTTCCGCACTCTGCGCAGCGCTTCGACAGCGCCAAGCGTTGCCAGGTTTGCAGCAACGGCCTTTTGTGGCGCGCTGCGCGGATAGAGCAGCCTCACATCGGCGTCGCTCACCGGGGCCGGTGGCGTGTCTTTAATGACGTGTGCTGCCCACCATTCCGATGCACTAGCCAGGATCATTTCTTCGAGCTCGACATCACGCTCCAAGTGATAAACGCGCAATTCCTGATTGCCGAAAAGCACCGCCAGATCCGCGTGCTGGCAGCCGGTGAGAATGCGATAAGTCGCAACCTGCACAAGATATGCAGCCGGAACTTCATCCGTGCCGCTCGGCCCCCACTCCTCGGCTTTATATGCCTGAAACGCGCTGGCGGTTTTGGCTTCTAGCAACCGATCGGTGCGAATCTTGCCCATGTGTGAGGCCTTTTTCTGTCCTGCAGGAATCACCAGCCGGTCGACGTGCCCGATGATCGGTGCGGTCGGGTGGCGGAGCATTGGCGTGTAGCGCTCGACGGCTTGCCCTGTTTGGGCGCTGTATTCGCTGGCTACGAACTGCTCGGCGAAGCTTCCAAAGCGCATGGCCAGGCTTGATTCTGAAGGCGCTGCACGGCCTGTTTTCTCGGCCCATACGTCGACCGGGGTGCGGTATGGCGATAGTCCGAGGATTGCCCCGACATCAGAGCCACCAAGTCCAGTCAAGCGCTCGGCGTGAAACGCCGCGAGTTTTTCGGGCGCGTTCACTCGTCAGCCTTTCCGGAGTCGCTGGCAAGCTGGATCATTAGATCGTCAATAGCCAGTCGCAGGTACTCGGCTTCGTACTTCGCAATCGCGTCTTTGCACTGCCAGCAAAGCCCTCTCTGAAATGGCCGGTACTTGCCGCACGCCTCGCAGCGATCGCAGCGCTCTGGTTGGTCCGGAATAACTCGCACGCCGGTAGCTGTCATCATCGCGGCGGCCATCAGTGCCACCACGAGGCAAGCACCACCAGCACCGCGAACCCTGCAGCGCTGGCCATTACGACGCGGCGCAGGCTGGCTGCGGCCTCTAGCATTTGAGAAGGGGTGCGCATCACGTCAACGCCAGGATGAGGATAATGTCTACCGCAACCAGAAATGCGGCAGTGACTACAAGGCACAGCGTGCCGCAGCGCGCTTGGCGGTCGGTTATAAATGGCACGTTCGGCCATTTGTCTTGGTTCGCGTACTTCTGTTGCCAGTTCATCTCAATCACCTAAAAAAATTATTTCCTGTCACCGCAGCCGTAGCCGTAGCCGGAGCCGTAGCCGTAGCCGTAGCCGTCGCCGTAGCCGGAGCCGTCGCCGTAGCCGTCGCCGTAGCCGTCGCCGTAGCCGGAGCCGTAGCCGTAGCCGTCGCCGTAGCCGTCGCCGTCGCCGGAGCCGGAGCCGTAGCCGGAGCCGTCGCCGGAGCCGTCGCCGGAGCCGGAGCCGGCGCCGAAGCCATAGCCGGAGCCGTCTTTTGTCACAGCTTCCATTCCGGCACCGCCGCGATAGACGCGATTGCGGCCTCCGTTGCGGGGATGAACT